TGATTTATTATATGATGATGGTTCTGTTGTATTAGAAGCTTTTGAAAGTGTAAGGGCTTTTCGTGATGCTTATTTAAAATATTACGAGGTTGGTGATTATACGTTGCCGCCTCCGAATACAAACTGGTATCAAGATGCATTTTCCGTTGCACGAAGAGTTAAAAAACAAAAGATTTCTCCACAATCTGGTAATTTATCATTACCAGTTATACAAGAAAATATGGAGCATTCGACGCAACAAGTATTGACAACTTTTAGTGATGACACTATGCATGTCGAAGCGACTTATGATAGAGATTTGGACAATAGTTTTTATAACGTTGATACAGACGTTGTTTCTTTATCTAAATTTTTGTCTCGTCCTGTTAAGATTTTTTCTAAACAAATTATTCCTGCTATAATTTCTCCTGTTTTGTTTGATTTTATTAATCCTACATTATTTTTCTCCAATAAGAGAGTTATTAATAGAATGAATAATTTTAAGAATTTTAAATGTGATTTATGTTTTCGTTTTATGGTCAATGGTAGTCCATTTCATTATGGAAGGTGGATTGCTGCTGCTGTTCCCAACACAGGCAATGATGTTTTTATAACACCAACTACTATAACCGACATTTCTGGTATTGGTATTTTATCACAGTTGCCACACGTTTATATCTCTCCAACGACAGATCAAGGAGGTTGTTTGCGGTTGCCATATTTACATCATTATAATTCTTTTGATTTAACTAAAGGTGAACATTTGTCGACTGGAACGATTGTTTTGGGTGAAATGTCGCCGTTGAAGCTATTGTCTGCAACTTCTGCTGATTCTGTTACATTGTCAGTTATGTGTTGGGCAGAAAATGTTGTTTTTGGAGCTCCAACTCAAACAAACATTCCTGGGTTGTTACCACAATCTGGAGATGAATATGGTAATGGAGTTATTTCTAAACCATTATCAGTTTTAGCACAAGTTGCTGGAGCGTTAGCTAGAATTGTTGCTATTCGACCTTACGCTTTAGCATCTCAACAACTATTGAACTTAGGTGCAAACATAGCGGTTTCGTTGGGTTTTTCTAAGCCTGCGATAGTTAGTGATATGATGTACATGGTTCCTAGAACAATACCTAATTTATCTAGTGCAACGCAGCATGATCCTATATATAAATTGACATATGATGATAAACAAGAAGTCACACATGATCCTTCAGTGGTTGGTTTAGCTCGTAAAGATGAAATGTTAATTAAATCTTTGATAGAAAAAGAAACTTATATTGGCAAATTTGCGTGGACTGGAATTCGCACACCGGAAACCACATTGATTAATTATGTTGTGACACCATCCTTGCATTTGCCTGGATCAGGTGTTGGATCAGCACAAAAATTATGTTTACCTCCGTTAGCTTACATTGGACAAATGTTTAGATTATGGAGAGGCTCTTTGCGTTTTAGATTCGTGTGTGTTGCTAGTTCTTTCCATAGAGGGCGACTTCGTATTACTTATGATCCCAATGGCTTGACACCTGCTCAACAAACAGCAGGAGTTGAACACAATATTGCTTATACTTATATTTGGGACATAAGTGAAAACCATGAGGTTGTGGTTGATGTAGGTTACATGTCGCA